TCACGGTGTATCTGACATAGTAAAATATATCAGCCGCAGCATTGAGCGCCGGAAGGACTGTGGTGCCAGCATCAAAGTTTGGAGTTCCAGACAGTTGAACATCCAAGAATGAACCACGAGCATAAAGGTCGTTGTCTAGAGAATGGGTAGAGTAATTGCCTAAAACATTGTTGTTGGCACCAATGCCATCACTGTATCTGTTGTAAGTATCAAAGATGTTAGGAGTCATACCGTTATACCTCATCAACTCGCGCTTGTCGTGGAAGCGGAGAATGACTGGCAATACGTCATTCATATTGATTGATACGGAATTGTTGTTGATAGTAAATTGCTGTGTCAAACAAGCAGAGTGAAGAGGAAAGGGCCCTAAAGCATTGCTGACACCGAGATTGGCGGCAAGGGTTCCTACTGGGACACCAGCAGCGAGGGCAGCAGCGGAGGCAGCGGCTGGGACGGTGATTTTGGCGACAACTGTGCTCTCCCAGATGACACGACGGTCAATAATCGTGGTCTCGCTAGGCACTTGAATATTGTAGGTGTGGGAGTTGGCAGTGGCAGAGATTGCGTTAAACTCGGCAACAGTAATGTTCTGTCCGCTCTTCTGAACGGCATACTTAATGCTGTCCTTACAGTTGAGACGTTCATCACGGATAAGAACTTTCTGGAAGTCGGCGGAAGACATTATGCGATGTTATAATATACTATAACATAATTATTTTAATATTAATTCTACGACAAATATTAAAATATACTAAAGTTGGTGTTGCTTAAACAACTCCTTGGAAATCTTTTCGGCGGAACATTATCTTCAATGAAGAGTTTGAGCCGCTTGCTAAAAGAAAGGGATGGATTTGACCGAAACTATCTTTCCAAAACACACTTATTTCAATCGCGGATAGGGGTGCGTTGCCGTTGAGGTCAAAAAGACGATACTCGGCGGTAGGAAGATAATTGATAGATGGCTTTGTCTGCCATCCCTTGTCCATTGGGATTTCTAAATCCGTTAGGATGTTTGCGAGATTGCTATTGTTTCCAGCACTCGTGAGTGATTTTCCAGTGCCATACAAAACTGGGGCAGATACAAGGGAAGGAGCAATAGGGAGCAACGATGTGGTGAATACAATTGATTGGACTGGGTTCCACAGTGGCGATGTGGGGTATTCTTGAGAGACACGCAGACACGACGCTCCGTTAATTTGCGGAAGAGTTTGGACTGTGCCAGCGTTGTCTACAGCATAGGGGTTAGTGCTCACAGTATCCGGTAATTCAATTGCCCAGTTGCGTCCGAAGGTAGTAGGGACAAATGCGAATCCACTTGTGTTTTCATATCCGTTAAGATATGCTGTGAATGAACTAAATAGATTGAAAAGGGGTGTATTCATAAAAATAGCAATAGGTTCGTTCCCCAACGCTGCCAATAGGGTTGGATTGGGGTTGTTAGGGGAATCGGTTTGAAAAATTTGAGTAGGGGCTACGAATGTGGCAATATTCGCATCCTCATCCCACCATAGATATGGGAAGTTGTCAATTGTATAAGCAGCAGCAACCAGCGCTGGCACATCAATGAGGGCTTGGGCCCACGCCGACCTTAATGCGTTGTTTACCATATCAATAAATGGTTTGAAGGAGAATGTGTAGTAGTATTCATTCGTGAGGTCAGCTGCCGTGGTAGGTGGATTTGGTGGGGGGGCGTATGCGGCTGTTGATTGGGGTATATATTGGACAAATCTTTGAATGCCATTGGGGATGAGGACGGTATGGTTAAGAGTGATGCTATATATAAGGTCATTCACGTTCATAGAATCTAACTTAACTTGCGGAATAACAAGGGGGAGCGATGGTGTTTCTAAACTAAAGCGAACCACTGAACAGAAGTATTCGCTTGGGCTCATAAGATAAGGAGTATTCCTAATCTCTGTGAATTGTAGAAATGGCGGTTTCCTTGTGCCAGTAGTATCGTTATTGACGATATTCAAATCATAGTAAATATGATAGGGGTCGTAAGAGATACGAGAATTGAAATCTATTCCACTCATTTTATGATATACATATAATATATAATTATTTTAATATATTATTCGCCTTAAATAATCAAAAAATTATCATCTGGGTCATTGCTGCCGTGTAATAATACAATAATAATACAAATAGATTATTTACAATCATTAAGTATTGGAATAATCTAAAATAATCTAAATAAGTATTGTAATAATAAATTTATTATTACTATATTATTACAGTATATCGGTATTGTAAATAATCTAATAGACCCCTAATTGATTATTTACATAGTAATTTGTATTATTACACCGCTGGGTCGCTGATACAAGGCACACATTCGGTTTTCTTGGGTCTCCCCCTTCCCCTATGGCTGCCAACCTCGTCTTCAAGTTCGCATATTCTTTTCAACAGCCGCTCACGGTCTTCCATCCGCTCACGCTTATCCTCAAGCAATAGGTTAATCTGCTTCTGTTGGCTCTCGGCAATCAAGTCGGCACTCTCTTTTAGTTTCTCCATCTCATCTACTGTAGGGGGTGGCTTCGCATATATGTGGTAGGAATGCTCGGTTGTGAGGTATTCTACAATCGCGCTTGTGTCAATCTCATCAAGCAAGTCCCACGGAAAATGTTTGTGCTTCTCACTCACCTCAAGAAACACCCCCCCATCTTCCTTTGAAAGTGGGTGGCCTAATTTAAGACGAGTATTCTCCTCGCACAATCGCAGTAGGGTGTCAATGGCGTAGGTCATAGCGGTCGGCATTATGTCTGTTTATACATTGTTTATCCATTTGGCTTTATATTATTTATTGTAATAATCAATTTAGATTATTGATTATTGCCGTTTGTGGCTGGTGCTAATCACCAATTCACCACTTTTTCGCGATTTCTAGGTTTGTTTGCCAAGGCCAAAAACTCCTACCAAACTACCTCTTTTTGATATACTTTGTTAATAAGGTAAAAAGGTAGATTAGGTATGTGATGCGTTAGGTAAAATCCTATATATTGGTTATTCATCCTTAATGTATGTTTGATTCATCTCTGCTACGCTGTGTCCCATTTGCTCCGCAACCTCCTTCTGCTCTGCGAGTTGCTTGCCAAACTTCTTGGTGGTGTAGATGTGGCGAAGCATAGATGAACCTATCTTCTTCCCAAAAACACGGTTGAGAATGCGAGTAATGGTATTGATGAGGAAGGGCTTGTCATTCCATAGGGTTAGGAAGGGCTCAATAAATATAGTTGCCTCTTTCTTTGTCTTCTTGTTTGGTGCTTGGAGACGACGAAGAATCCCCTTCTTCTCAAAATATACTGCGAGGATGTCGTGGAGTTCCTTGGGGATGGGCACAATCGTCTCACCGTATTTCTTGGCTGTCTTGTAATTCCTAAAGATGAACCTCCTTCCATTCCAATCAAGGATATTGTTTCCACTCAAAGCATCGCTCACAGAGGGGTCAAATGCGGAGACAACCTTCATATTCATATAGTCGCTGTTGCGTCTGGGGGGGTTGAGAACGTAGAGAGAGAGGACAACGAGGTCAAGCAGTTTGTTATACTCCCCCTCCGTAATCGGTGAACTCATCTGGGTCGTATTGTCCCTTAATCCATCGTAGATGTGTTCCACATCGCTCCAATCAATCCAATTCGCATTCTGCGTCTCGGTCTTCACGCCGTTATGATTGGCTTCATTCAATGACTTATTCAAATCAATCATTGTCTTGTAATATTTCTTCAATAGGATGTCAATCCCCTTCTCTCCCTTGAATGAGGACAAGGAGGACACAATAGAGATGAGAAACCCCCTCTGCGTGTTTCCCTTGTATCCTTTCAATCTCTCCATCACATCGTTATATTTTTTGAGGAAGTTGAGATTATTAAGTGGCTTGTTTGCGTTCAATTTCTCAAGGTTGCGGACATAGAGGGAGACCGAACTGTCCGTTAAACCTCTCTCCTTAAGTTTCTCCACGAGGGTTGTTGTAAAATCCATTCTAGTTGTATATATAATACAGATATATTTATATTGATTATGGGAATAATATAAATTGATTATTTTGGTAGTTTGGTAGGAGATTTTGGACTTGGCGAACAAACCTAGAAATCGCAAAAAAGTGGTGAATTGGTGATTGGGATGCTAATCCTACGGTCGTCGTTTGGGTGGCGTATATGCGCGCGATTGGTCTGGGTTGTTCATCAGCCTCTGAAGAAGAGGAGCGTCTTTAACTATCTCCATTACTCTAATAGGATTAATAGGACTAGGATTAGGTCTTTTGGCCTCCCTTTTTCGCAGATGTTGATAAGCCAATCTCAACGCAGTCCTTGTGTGATATGAGCCAGCTCTCTCTATTTCGGCGATTTGTTGCGCAGCCCTTTGCTCCATTTCCTGCTGATACTGCTGATTCATCTGTCGCGATTCTTCGTCATATATCCTTTGCCGCTCCCTTCCGGCCCTATCTTCCTCATCTGTGAATGCTTGGTCGTATCTTGCTTCATACTCTCTTAACATCCCAGTTCTAAACCTATTCCATACTTGAAGAGGTGTTGGATTTCTAATCCCTTGATTTTCAAATTCTCTCCGCACCCTCCCCAAATAAGCGCGCCCTAAACCGTCTGTTTCGTCATTCTCTACCTCATTTATCAACCTTGTAGCAACAGCGTCTCTCTCGTCTCTCTCTGGTCGTCCAAAAACATTACCACCTCCGGTGCCAAAATCCCTCACATCTTTTTTCGCTTTATTTAAAAGCATATTCAATTGACGTAGAACTGGTGCTTCCTCACCAGCAGCACTCGCACTTTGTAATGTTTTTGTTTGTATCTCAACACGCTTCCTTAATCTTGCCATTTTATTCTCGTCCCACTCTTCATCTGGTTCAAATGCCTTTTCGGTGAGGGCATTTTTAAACCATTCTGGCATCTCTTCTTCCTCTGGTTCATCTCTTACCCTCCTAACTATTCTTACCTTCACCTTCCTCTGTGCTTCCTTCTCCCTCTCATATTCGCCACCTTTCTTCTCTGCCCTCGCAGCAATTGCCCTCTTCTTCTTCTCCAACAAACTATCCTCACCCTTACAGAGTTTCGCCTCCCACTCATCAGCGGTATAGGGTCGTCCCCCCCCTTGTGCGCCAAACCCAAACATCTTTGCGATGTCTTTGGTCGTCTTGCTGGTGTCTGCGTCAAGCGCGTCAGTAAATCGTCCTACTATGTTGCCTTTAGACGCTTGGGCGGCGAGACGTTGCCCAAGATGAGCGACAATCTCATCCACAATCCCACTATCAACCCCTCCACTAGCACCACTCCCCCTCAACATTTCCTCCCTCTCCCTCAAAAAAGATAGGGGGGGTTTATATCCCTTACTATAGGTTGGCCCCCTACCAACCGGTGTAAATTTACTACCTACATAGGATGAAGGTTGGTTGATTAAATCAGCGAAAGACATTGGCGGTTTATACATAGAATACATATTATTTTCAGGTGCTTTCCCCCTCATTAATGGAATTACCGTATTTATATTGTGGCATCCGATAGAACCCTTCACAGTATCAATTGCCCCAGCATCAGCACCTTTGGGATTCTCCATCGGCACCACTTCTATATTGCCGTTGGTAATAAACTTGCCAAGTAGGTTGTATAAAATGTCGCATTCAAGATACACTCGGTGATTGTTGTTCGGCATATTAAACATCCGCCGCTCTATCGCTGGATTGAAAGACACCGCCGATGATACGAGACCGTCTTCCAACAATTCATCAATTACTGCCCCAGAGAGTGAATGACCCACGGCAAAATAGATAGGGTTTTTCACTCGGAAGTATTTTTTGATAAGGTCTTGAAACCGCTGAATGTCTTTAACATCAGTAATATACCGTTGGCTACTACGAACATTCCTCGCAGTGTTGGCATCCTCCACCATCGTCTTTACAATACCTAAATCGGCCGTGATGTCGTTGATGTCCGTAAAGGCCGTTCCACGCAACGCGATAATGAATACATTACGCTTCTTATCTACACGAAAGATGGTAATCGTCGGCGTCTTGGCAATGAGGGTATAACCGCTAATATCCGTGGAAACATCGTCCTCCGGTTTGTATGTGGAAGCAACCATTTTGGAGAGGTCTTCCAGAGGTGGCATATCTATCGGTCGGTTCAACCACCCATATTTGACTTGCGAAGGGTCAAACCCAGACGGTTGGACAATTATATCGCTCACACCCATTAGCATCTTCTTTAGAACGTTCTGGAAGAACCCACCACCCTCCATATCACCCTCACTCGCATACAACGCCTTTAGTTGCCCCTCGGCACGACTGCGCGGCAAGGGCTCATTAGAGTAGCACCGTTTAGACCGCTTCTTACATACCTTGAACCCATCACTCATATTTCGTATCTCATACGGCATTTTAATAAATATGGATATTTTGTTTATTAAATATTATACATATAATATATATAGAATATATAGTATTATATCATACGATGTCATTTGGGACCTACTGGGGAACTGACCCTACCGACATTACGTCCTATCAAAAAATTTTGCCAAAATACTTACAAGGCAATGGTGTTGGCAGTCAAGATTTGAACTCTGTTCTACAAAATGGGAATTCCGCTCAAAATCAATCCGCTATTGACTTCAATGTGCTTGCGTCGGTGTCTGTTGAAACTGGGCTTGTGGAACAAGGCGCCCAAGCCGCTCTGCGTGTGGGTGGGGTGGGGGACAACCTACAAATCCTCGGCGCGACAACGAAGGGGGCGTTGCTCGTGGGCGATGGTGTGAATACTCAATCACTTCCAGTTGGACCGAATGGGTTGGTTTTAACCGCGAACAGCGTTGCTCCGCTGGGCGTGGAGTGGGCGATAGGCGGCGGAGGGGGCGGAGGGGTTGCCTCCGTTGTTGCTGGGACGAATATCAGCATAACTGGAACCGCTGCTAATCCTATTGTGAATGTAGTCAATCCTATTGTCCTCGCCGACGCAACAGATACAACAAGTTATTCGCAACTCGGTCTAACCAAAACAATTGGAGCAAATCCTTTATCAATTACAAGCAATACATCTAACATTCAATTAACACCACTAACTGATTTGGATATTGCCGTTGGTGGTTCTGGAAAGGTTCATATTACCCAAACCGGAACTGGTGGGGCATCTCAACCGGCTATTAGTGTTGTAAATAACAACGGAAATGCGAATGCGGTTCATATTGATTTATACAAGAACTCGGCAAGCCCAGCAGCAGCCGACGGAATAGGCGAGATAGGATTTCACGCTAATAGTTCTACTGGTGTAAAAACAAACTACGTTCAACTTTCAACCACACTTAATGACCCTACGAACGCCAGCCAGAATGCTTCATTATCTGTAGCGTGTTGTGTGAATAGTGCTACACCAAGTGAATTCTTTCGTTTTAATGGTTCCGCCGGCACAAATCAGTTGTATAGGGCATTAGACGTCAATAACCAATTAATAACCTCATCTGGAAATGCCCTCACTCTGCTACAAGATGCCGCCAACGATGTTATTTCTATAAATAATACTGGAACAAACGGCGTCGTGAATGTAGTGGCTTCTGGGATTGGAGGCGATATAGCAATCGCAGCGAACGATAGTTTGAGTGTGAGTGGTTCTTCTATTAATATAACCTCAACTACTGCTGTTTTACTAACCGCCGGTGCGGCGAGTGGCGTTCAAGTAAATCAATCAGCAAACGCAAGAACACAATTGCGAACAACAATTACACCTACTTACGCAAATCAACCGGTGGAGTTTATTCCAGAAGTGAATATTGATAATCAAAACCTTAACTCTGTTCCAATAAATTTTCCACAAATGTTCTACCAAAAACTTCACCTAATCAACAATGGTATATTCCCTACTTCTTCTTGGGCTGATATTGGAGGTTCAAATGGGAATGTATCTGCTATGTATTATTCTAACAGTGGGTATGTTTGGTTGGGCATTGGGGCAACTATTGTCATCACTGATATTGGCTTCACCACGATTTTTCAAACGCACACATTAGGTGGTGGCGCAACAATTGAAGTGTATGCTTTTCTTGAATACGGAGGTTATATGTTTGTTGGTGGTATATTTGATAGTATAAATGGTAATGCTACAGCACAATATGGATTGACGAGGATTTACACCGCCGGTGGCTCATTCCCTATGCCAGAAGACCCTATGTTTGATAGTTTAAGTTCCATTTATGGTGTTGCGAGCGGACAATCTGTATATGCTTTAGCCGTTAATCAAAATAATGGTAATTTATATGTGGGCGGTAATTTTACGCAGTTCAGTAATGGATTTGGTATTGGTTATGGTTTCCAAGTCGTCCTACCTACTGGCACTGGTGGAACTCAAACCTACGACACAAACGGAGGAGCATTTGTATTCAATAATTCGGTAGAAACGATTGTCTCTGCTGGTTCTTATACGTGGTGGGGTGGGTTATTTACTACCGCAAATAGTGGTGGTTCTTTTAATCATATTGCTGCTTATGACAATACTGGTTCTGGTTGGGTTCAAGTAGCCGGAAATGGTTTTAATGGAACGGTTAAATGTATCGTTCATTCGTCAGTAAATGTTTCGTTTATGTTGGTAGGTGGGTCATTCACTCAATCTGGGTGGAGTAATATTACCTATGTTGATGTGGCGACACCAAATAACCCAGAAACAAATCCGAATCTATCGGTGGGTAGTCAAATTGATAGACATTGTTTGTATGCTACTGGGGGTATTGATTTGGTGGCTACTAATAGTGGTGATAATTACGAATCTATCTCTTTTACAAATTGGGTTTCTTTGGGTCAATCCAATGCTGGTATAGCACCCTCGTCCGCTTTTTATTTCAGCGGTTCAGCATACAACTCATACGCAACATACTC